CAGGTGTGGCATTAGATAGGTGTCACGTTGCAGGTTACAACTGTAGCTACATACCTGTGGATAGTCCACGTTCCTTTGATGAGTGTATGTATATACTTATGTGTGGCACAGGTGTAGGTTTCTCTGTTGAAAGAGAAAATGTAGATAAGTTACCTGTAGTTAATGAACACTTTGAAGATAGCACGACTGTCATTACAGTTGCAGATAGTAGACCCGGATGGGCAAGAGCATTACGTGAAATGATTGCTATGCTATATGTAGGACAGATACCTAAGTGGGATGTGTCACAGGTAAGACCTGCAGGTGCAAGACTAAAAACGTTTGGTGGTAGAGCATCAGGTCCTGCTCCATTAGAAGAACTATTTGACTTCTGCATTGAGAAGTTTAAAGGTGCTAGAGGTAGAAGATTATATCCTATTGAGTGCCATGACATTATGTGCAAGATAGGTGAAGTTGTAGTTGTAGGTGGTGTTAGACGTTCTGCTCTCATCTCTTTGTCTAACTTAGGAGATGACCAAATGAGACATGCTAAAGCAGGTCAATGGTGGGAGAATGAGGGACAGAGAGCATTGGCTAATAACTCTGTTGCATATAAAGGTAAACCTGATATGGGTACATTCATGAGAGAATGGACTGCATTATATGAATCTAAATCAGGAGAACGTGGTATCTTCAATCGTAAAGCAGCAGTAAATAAAGTAAAAGAGAATGGTAGAAGAAAAGAAGAATATTTCTTTGGATGTAATCCATGTAGTGAAATTATACTTAGACCTTATCAGTTCTGTAACTTAACTGAAGTTGTTGCACGTGAAACAGATGATTTAAATAGTTTAAAAGAAAAAGTTAGACTATCTACTATTCTTGGTACATTTCAATCTACTTTAACTGACTTTAAATATTTACGTAAAGTATGGAAAGATAACACAGAAGAAGAAAGATTATTAGGTGTATCTTTAACAGGTATATTAGATTGTCCTTTGTTATCTCCTAAAAATGCATCATTGGATGATACTCTTGAACAGTTAAGAGCAGTTGCAGTAGAAACTAATTTACAAATATCTAAAGTATTAGGAATACCTCAATCAACTGCAATCACTTGTATCAAGCCATCAGGAACTGTGTCACAGTTAGTGGATAGTGCTAGTGGCATTCATGCTAGACATAACCCATACTATATTAGAACTGTACGTGGTGATAATAAAGACCCTATTACTCAGTTCATGAAAGAGTCACTCATACCTAATGAGCCTGATGTTATGAAACCTGATAGCACGACAGTGTTTAGCTTTCCTATGAAAGCACCAACAGGTGCAGTAACTAGAACTGAGATGACTGCAGTTGAACAGTTAGATTATTGGCTAACGTTTCAAAGGCATTGGTGTGAGCACAAACCATCTGTAACTGTTTCTGTTAAAGAGAATGAGTGGATGGAAGTAGGTG